GCTTTGACTTTCGAGCGCAATCCATTCGCTGATTACTGGCCCAATATCGCCAATGTGGTACGACACGCGCAGACTGTTTGCGCCAGTTTCTCTTTTTGTGTGCTTGGCATAACTAACATCAGAAACATCAAACCATTCTTTCATTGGCGGCTTAAAGCCTGTTAGAATGTCAGCAGTTCCAGATCGCGTGTCGTGCTTTGGTTTTTCTTCAATCGGAAATATATAACCGCACTCGCTGCACTCTTTGAATGAAATAGGCATGTAGTTATGGCATTCAGGGCATTCACGTGTTGGTGCTTCTGATGGCTTGCTTTTAAATCCCTTGCGTCCAGTGATTTTGTTCACAGGTCCTTGCTCGACAGTGGTTTCGGTGTAATCCAACCACAAACAGTTTTCCTTTCCGTCTGCAATACGCATCCCACGACCTGCAATCTGCACGTATAAGACTGGCGACTTTGTAGGGCGGAGCAGTGCAATTAGATCAGTTTCAGGTGCATCAAAGCCTGTGGTCAGCGTGGCAATGTTCACAAGACATTGAAGATCGCCTTTCTTAAACTGGTTAATAATGGCTTGGCGCTCTGCTTTCGGTGTCTTGGCTGTAATCATGTTGGCTTTAATGCCCTTCCTGATAAATGATGCAAGGACGTTTTCAGCATGTTCAACAGTCACACAAAAGGTCAGCCACTTTTTTCTTGTCACGCCTTTTAAAATAATGTCATTGGTGGCCTGCTCGATGACATAATCATCATTCATCAAGTCATCAAGATCAGAAATCACATAATCACCACCGACCACTTTTACAGACGAGGTATCCACCAGTGTCGGGGTGTCATCCTGAACAACAAGCGGGGATAAGTGACCACTCTTGAGCAATTCATCCATGCCGACAGTCGTGGCGATTGAATCAAACAGGCGTTTTTCATTGCTCGGATCGTGCAGATGAACGCCATTACCGCGAAATGGTGTACCAGTGAAGCCGATCACCAGTATTTTTCCGTTGTTGTATCTTTCACATTCAGAAATGAACTTCCGATACATGCCAGATTGCTCGGTGTTGATGTTGTGACACTCGTCCACAATAATCAGATCCACGCGACCAAGATGGATTGCTTGCTTTGCAATGCTGCCAATGGTGGCAAAGATAATCTGACTTTCCAGATCCTTTTTACCAAGTGCTGCACTACAGACCCCAGCAGGTGCTTCTGGCCAGATTGCCAGTAACTTCTCCAAGTTCTGCTGACAAAGTTCACGGCTTGCAACGGTCATAATGATGCGTGTTTGCGGAAATTCAGAAATAGCGCGTTTGCACAGTTCTGCAATAACGACTGATTTACCTGCACCCACGCACATATTCACGATGGGATTTTTATTGTCTTGAATGTGGCGATTCATCCAGGCGTAAAGCTCTGAAATCGCACGCTCCTGGTATGGTCTTAATTGGAACATGGCACCATTCCTTTTTCTGTGTTTATGTACTTTTGTGTATTTGATCGGTAGAAAACATTTAGGTTTTCATCTGCATGGGTGAATTCAAGACCAGGGAAAAGCATCGGGATAAAACGATGGTTTTTACATATCATCCCTTCGTCCTGCTCAACTTCATAGCCTTTTTGCTCGCATAGCCAGCCGCCTGTTTCTTTAGGTGTACTGTGAATGCAAGTGCGGCAGTTACGCTCTGGCATAATCTCTGGCAAGTCTGAAACTGTGCGATAGCAATAATCGGTAAAGTCGCAAAACTTGCACTGAAAGAAACTTGCATCTTTGCCAATTGGTAAAGGCGGTTCAGGTGCAAAAATGATCTGTCCAGCACGTTCAATCCAGTATTCAGCTTGCTTCTGGTCATAGTGCAGACGTTCACCGTACAACTGGTCTGTGTTCTTGTTTCGTGCCAAGTAGTAGGCTCTGGTCAATCCAAGACCGTGCATGTAGACCTGCATCTGTGCCACATGCTCAGGCTTGGTTTTTTCAACGCCATCTGTTTGCAATTTTGCAAATGATTTGTCATTATGGGTTTTGAACTCTAAGAGATGCCATGTTTTCGGTGCTGAGTGCAGTCCTAATGCCGCTCCGTCCGCATGTCCTCTAAAATGACCACCATGAAAAGCAATTGCCCATTGCTCGCCAGTGGTCGGGTCAACTTCCAAAACTTCCACGCCTGCGGACTGTAGATCAGCAATAAGGCGTGGTTCCTCTAAATGACCAGTGTTGAACAGGCGCAGCATGCGCCCGTCAAACTGTGGGCGTTTTACCCAGCGAAACATGAACCATAATTCACGAGCACATGGACGACCGATAGAAGACGCGCCCAAATATGTGCGGTGTGAACTTCTATTCGCCGTCTTGATTGCAGCGTAGATCGCTGCAACCGTTGGCTCGTCTTGAATCATTGTTAGTTTAGCCATGAGTCGGACCCTTATTTACGTGCCCAAGGTGCAGATGCAGCCTGTGATGGTTGGGCAGCATGAGGCAGTGGTTGCGAGAATCCGCCGGTTTTTGCAGCAGCGCCTTGTGCTAGTGCTGAAAAGCCTTTGATTTCATTCGATGGCTCGTACTGACCAGTTTTATCTTCTTTGATGATGACGCGAACCTGCATTGGTTGATGGTGCAACTCGCTAGAGTCATTCACTGAGTTACGACCGATTGCAGCGCATATCTGTGCGATATTTTGGCGACCAATACGGACCACTTCGGGGTTCGAGTGGTTAATGTTGATGTTTTGGAAAACGATACGACCAGCGTATTGTCCATCCACAATTTCCCATTGCAGTGACAAGCGGTTGCCGCCGTTGCGGTTTTCCTTAATTTCAGAATTGACGATTTGCGCAGCATAGTTGCCCTTTGGCAAAAGCTCATAGCTTGGCGCTGAGTTAAGTTCTGTTTGGTCGAATTGCATGTTTAGCATGTTCATGTGCGTTTCCTTTTATGCGTTTGGTGTGTTTAAGATTTTGTTTGCGATAAGTGAAAGATCGGCTGGCTCGTAGTAATCCAGTGCGCCAGAACGGTCTTTCGCTTGGTAATTGAAATCAGGCTGGGTCTGAAACATACGTTCCACTTCGCCTGTTTCTTGGTTTTTTTCGATGCGAAGTACGAATACTTCGTCAAAGAAATAAGGGAGGGCTTGACCGATCTTCGCGCCCGGTGCAGATGGCTGATACAGCATGCGACCAGTGTCCTGATCTTGCTGCTTTTCCATCTTTGCCGACATGTAGACGTTACGTGGCAAGTCACGAAATCCACGAATTAAGTCCTGCATTTGCTCAGACAGAACGCCATACGCTGCGCGAGGGTCTTTGTGGTCTTTCTTTGCTTGACCTAAAACAACTTCCGCAATCTCAGAAATTGAGTCGATGCAAATCCAGTCAAAATCTTTGAAGTCTGGGTGACCGCTTTTGAGAAGATCGTAAATCTCCATCAGGTCAGCCATGTTTTGCACTTCTGCAACTGCAATATCCGTGTTGCGCAGGGATAACAGGCCTGCTTCTGCTGAGATAATCAGCGCATTGCCACCAGTGGTCGCAGAAAGGCGTGTTTTGCCTGCACCCGCTTGGCCGTAAACCAAGACTTTGATGCTTTTCGCACTATCGCGTGTTGTTGTTAGTTTGATCGCCATGATTAAGCGTCCTTTAGTTCAATAGAAATGCTAGGTTTTGCCGGTTTTGATGTGATGTACTTGTTCAGGTGTGGAACCAAGTCTTCACGCATAGAGCACAGGTGACGGAACTCTTTAGTGTCGAGCTTCGCTTCCCATTTGAAGCATTTCTTAACTTCCTCTGGTAGAACCTCCCAAACGTCCTGAACTGCATCCGTGTCAACAGAGCGCGTCACCTTGCCAGTGGTCTTCACCTTGAACTGGTCATCTTCAACCGAAGTCACACCTTCATCTTTTACACCGACCAATGCGACAATTTGCGCTTCAACTTCAAGACGCTGCGCTCTTGCAGAATCTTCACTGCGCTTAGCGTCAATCCATGATTGAAATAGCGCCGTGTGAATCGTGTTATTTACAAATGTATTCATTTTCTTCTCCTAGGCAGCCCACGAAACAAGGTCAGATTTAATATTTTCAAGGCGCTGCATGTTTTCACGCGCATATTGAATGCGTGCGCTGTCCGAGTATTTTCCATCAAGGCAAAGCATGATGCTTTCAGAGCCACGACCCACATAGGTCAGGCTGATGCAGTTGTCATTCACATCAACAACATCGTCAGCCGTGGATAGCATGACCAGGTTGTGCGCCAGTTCTAGCAGTTGAACTTCGGCACGTACCACTTCGATTGACTGGATGCTCATCGTGTAGCCTCCTGATGTGCCTTAGCCGCTTTCAATTGCAAAGCCTGTTCAGCTTCACAAGCCTTTAAGCCAACACCTAAAAAGACTAATGTGATTGCTGCAATTAGTGCAGATGCAGCAAAGCCTTTTAGCGTTTCGACTAGCTTGTTTTGAGAAGTGTTTGATTTAGTTGTCATGGCTGCCTCCGAATACTTGGCGAAGGGCAGCAACGACTTGTTTGATTTCTTCTTCGGTGCGCCACCAACCGTAAAAAGACTTAATATCACATCCATAGGCTTCGCTTTTCGCATAACCTAGATCGGCATCATCACAGATAAACCAAACACGATCACCATCTTTCGGCTTAAAAGGCGCAGGAACTTCAATCCCATTAATCGTGATTGTTTTTGGTTTTAGGCGGAAGTGCCATTGACCTGAAATAAAATCCAATACAGTTAATTGTCGGGTCTTTGGGGTATCCAGCCAAGATATATCATCACGCTTAACCAGGCCGATTTTTTTGCTTTCTACATTATCACCATTCGCCAAAGCAATCAGCGCCTCTTTGCCGCTAATCAACTTGCTTTCATTAACTTTTGTATTCATAATGACCTCGTCGTGTTGAAGCCCAGTTCCCCTCGGAAGTTGCTGGGCTTTTTGTTGTTTACAAGATGTATAATAACAATGCTATTATTTAATTTCAATAACAATGTTAGTATTTATTTATCGCAATAACAACATTATTAAACTACAAATAGCAACGTTATTGCAAGATAATAATAACAATGTTAGCATTATTGCGTGTTCCACTACTATTGTCATTTTATGGAAATCGAAACGTTACTTTTAAGTGACCTGGTTAAGCAAGATGGTCAAAAGGTTGCAGCCGACAAGATCGGATGCCACCAAACCGCAATTAGTGCAGCAGTTAAGAAAGGTCGTGAGATTTATTTGGAAGTTCGAAATGGCGCTGTCGTTTCGGGTTTTGAAGTAAAGCCAGCTCTCGGTCTGCCATTCCACAAAAACAAGAAAGCCTGACGGACTAGGTCAGGCTTTCTTTTACGTTCAAACATGGAGATACCCAAATATGAACATGCCAATTTTAGCACAAACAATTCAAGTTGCCGATAAGCAAACATCGGTTATTCAGTACAAATCATTGCCAGTGATGACCACTGAGCAAATGGCAGGTTTTTATGGAACTGATCCAGTAAACATTCGCAAAAACCATATGCGTAATGCAGAACGCTTTATTGATGGCAAGCATTTCTTCAAAGTTGAAGGTGATGAGCTTCGCACCTTAAAAAACTCACTGAGTGACTTTGAGGTACTCAGTCCAAATACTCGATCTTTAACCCTCTGGACTGAAAAAGGCGCAGCTCGTCACGCCAAGATTCTCGATACGGATCAAGCATGGGATATTTTCGAGCAGCTTGAGGAAGTTTATTTCTCAGTAAAAGAAAAATCACACCTCCCAGCATTACCAAACTTCGCCGATCCTGCCGAAGCTGCAATTGCATGGGCGAATGAGTACAAAGCAAAGCAACTCGCTATTACTGAACGCGACCACGCTATCGCAACCAAAGCCGAAATCGGTAGCCGTCGTGAAGCAACTGCAATGGGTCGCTTATCTGCAAAAACAAAAGAAGTTGAGAAGCTAAAAGCACGTCTTGATAGCTCTACAGACTTTGCAACCATCAAAAAGGTTCAGGCTCTTACTGGTGGCACGTATGACACATACGAACTTCGCCGCTACAGCAAAGCAAATCAGATTGATGTTGAAAAAGCCGAAGATGCCAACTATGGCAGCGTGAACTCATATCACAAGG